ACCGCCTTGGTGCGCGTTATACGAAAGCTCTGGCTCGTAGCATGGCACACACCAAGCAAGTTAAAGCTGCTAACGTCTTGAACAATGCGTTCAATTCTAGCTTTGCTGGCGGTGACGGTGTTGAGTTGATTGATGATGCACACCCCTTAGCTGGTGGTGGTACATTCTCAAATCGTCCTTCAGCGTACTCAGATTTGAACGAAACATCTCTAGAAGATGCTTTGATCAACATCTCTACGTTTGTTGATGATCGAAACATGATCTTGGCTCTGCAAGGAACCAAGCTTATTGTTCCACCTCAACTTCAGTTTGTTGCTGATCGTCTATTAGAAACACCAGGGCGTGTAGCTACAGCGGACAACGACATCAATGCTATTAGGAACATGGGACTGTTGCCACAAGGCTACGCAGTAAACCATTTCTTAACAGACACTGATGCTTGGTTTGTCTTGACTGACTGCCCAGATGGTCTAAAGCACTTTGAGCGTAGCCCGATTTCAACTTCTATGGAAGGTGACTTCGACACAGGCAACGTGCGATACAAGGCTCGTGAACGCTACAGCTTCGGCTTTAGTAACCCACGCGCAGTGTTCGGATCGCAAGGTGCGTAATTGTTTCATGTGAAACAATAAAGAAAGGGGCATTTGTTGCCCCTTTTCTTTATGTGTGATATAAAAAGTTATTCCTGACAGGCGCATACCGTGCCTGACACTAGCCACGACAGGAGATCCTCATGGCGAATACAACCTTCAATGGTGCAGTCCGTTCCGAGAACGGTTTTAAAGTTATTTCTAAAAGCTCAACAACTGGTGCAGTTACCGATGTAGTCGATATTGCTTCTACTGGTATCGTAACCGCTAAGTATCTTAAGCACGTTGGGTACGCGACTGGCGTTACTGTAAACAGTACTGCTGGTGATAGCCCGACTATAGGTGAGTTTACTCAGCCTGCTAACACAATTATTACTGACATTAAGATCTTTTGTGATGTTGCTCCAGTTATTGGAACGGGTGATATTGGCTATGAAGTTGGCACTTCTAGTTCTGGCGCACAAATTGTAGCGGCGGTAACTGATGAAATTCTTGATGGCGGTACGACTGTTGTTGCACACAATGTGACTTTGACTACTTTGGTTGTTCAGACTCAAAGCGGTACTACGGCTCCTGCTTCTGTTCAATACACAGACACTGCAAGAACTATCTTCTGCAACATCACTAATACAGTTGATGCTACAACAGCGGGATCGTTCACGTTCATTATTGAATACGTTCAGATAGCGTAATAGGCGACTGTAGCGGGGCGTTATTCGCCCCCTTCTTTTAGGAGAATATGTATGGCTGATGCGGTAGCAACTCAGATAATTCAAGATGGTGGTAGTACAGCTATTTTTAGGTTTACAAATGTTAGCGACGGCTCTGGTGAGTCTGCGGTAGCTAAAATTGACGTTTCGGCATTATTGGCAGACCCAATGACTGGTGCTGCGTGTACCTCTGTTTCCATTCAAAGTATTTACTACAGCACCATAGGTATGGGCGTTAAGATATTCTTTAACGCATCCACCAATGTTCTGGCTTGGCAGTTAAATGCTGACTGGGCGGATACTTTAGACTTTACAGATTTCACTGGCATTCCTAACAATGCGGGTAGCGGCAAGAATGGCGACATTCTTTTTACCACTGTCGGTCATAGTTCTGGCGATGTTTACAATATAGTGATGAAAGTTCGTAAGCACTTCTAGAGTCTGTTATGGCTAGGAATTATAAAGAAGAGTACAAGAGCTTTCACTCCAAGCCTGATCAGAAGAAGCGCAGGGCTGGCAGAAACGCGGCTAGGCGCAAATCTGAAGCAAACGGCACTGTTAAGAAGGGGGATAAAAAAGATGTCCACCACAAGGATGGTAACCCCCTTAACAACAAGTCTAAAAACTTAAAAGTTGAGCCAAGGTCAAAGAACCGTGCGAGGAAGTAATGAGCCTGACAGACGCAGAAAAGAATAGGTTAAAAAAGGTCGGTCTTAGCGGCCTAAACAAACCTAAAAGAACCCCTAGTCATGCCACAAAAAAGGGTGTTGTTGCCGTCCGTGATGGCGGTAAGATGAAGGTTATAAGGTTTGGTGATCAAAAAATGGGTCACAACTATAGCGCAGAGGCTAGAAAAAGCTTTAAAGCTCGCCACGGTAAAAACATTGCCAAAGGTAAAACTAGTGCGGCTTACTGGGCAAATAAGTTATTTTGGAGCGGGAAGGGCGGCAGTAGTAAAAGCCCACCCAAGTCTCAAAAACAAAAGTTTGGTAAGTCATAATGGCTATCACAAGAGCGCAAGAAGCTAAGCAAATAAAGAACGCACCCTCAAAAAAGAAGCGTGTGAGCAAGAAAAAACAAAAGGCTAGGAGGCCGTAATGGGCAAGAAAGAGATTGGTCAAATTCTTGGTGGTGGTTTGGGTGGATTAATAGCTCAAGAGCCTTTAGCTGCCATTAGTCCGTTAGCTGGGTACTTGAAGTATCAAGGTGACAAAAAAGATAAAGCTAAAGAGCGGCGTGAGCGGGAAGAGGCTGAAGAGGCTCTTGAAGATGAGCGTATGAATAAAATTATGTCTGGCGATCTAGGCATGAAAGCTGGCGGCAGAGTTCGTCGTAAGCCGATAGATGGGAAAGCTGTCCGGGGAAGAACTAAAGGTCGGATGATCTAGTGGCTGTAAGCGGAACATATGCTTTTAATCTGGATATATCAGATGCTATAGAAGAGGCGTTTGAAAGAGCGGGTCTTGAGCTTCGCAGTGGCTATGATTATAGAACTGCTAGGCGCAGCATAAATTTGCTAATGCTTGAGTGGCAGAACCGTGGTTTAAACCTCTGGACTGTAAAAGAAGGCACACAAACCATAACTGCGGGTACGTCTGCTTACCCATTAGACGCCGAGGTTTTTGATATCATTGAGGCGTTTATAAGAACAAACGCGGGTTCAACAGCAAGCCAGCAAGATCAGACGCTTACGCGAATATCAATAAGTCAGTACGCACACTTATCTAATAAGCTAACTCAGAGCAAGCCGCTTCAATACCAGATTGATAAAGCGCCGTCTCAGATAACAGTCAATTTATGGCCCGTCCCTAATAGCGGTAGCTATTCACTGGTCTATTACTATCTAGAGCGTATTGACGATGTTGGTGGTGTAGCCTCCAATAACATGGACGTTCCAGCTAGATTTTTACCATGTTTAGTTTCAGGCCTTGCTTATCAGTTAAGCTTAAAGTTTCCTACCTCAACCCCAAGAGCGCCTACACTAAAGGCTGACTATGAGGAGCAATGGAACCTAGCTGCTGATGCAGATAGGGAAAAGGCGTCTATTTATATAGCTCCGGGATTTTAAAGTATGGGTGCTTACGCAAGCGGAAAATATGCTTTTGGTTACTGTGATCTAACTGGGTTTAGATACCCAATAAAAGATCTTGTGCCTCAAATAGTTAACGGCAGGCCCACGGGCTTTTTGGTCGGCAAAGATGTGAACAGCCCGGATCAACCGCAGCTAAAGCTTGGTCGAATAAGAATGGATGATCCTCAAGCACTGAGAAGGCCTAGACCAGACCAAGGATTGTTAGAAAGCAGAATACTTTCCTCTTTTGATCCAGTGGGTCAGGTAGGTTTGGGTATGACTGGTAACGCTGGGATCGTAACAATTGAAGTGAGTTCAGGATAATGGCGTTTACATTTACTACCCTAAAAGCAGCTATACAAGACTACGTTGAGTCTGATGAAACAACATTCGTATCTAACCTGCCAACAATCATAACTCAAGCAGAAGAAAGAATACTTCAGTCAGTACAGCTTCCTGACTTCAGGAAAAACGCTACAGGTACAACAACTGGCTCAAATGAGTATTTAGCCGTGCCTTCTGATTTTCTTTCTGTTTACTCTATCGCTATAGATAACAGCGGTTATGAGTTCTTAATTCAAAAAGACGTAAACTTTATAAGAGAGGCTTACCCCTCCGCCTCGGTAACGGGCATACCCAAGTACTACGCATTATTTAACGAACAAACTTTTTTGCTTGCTCCAACACCCAATGGCACCCTAACCGCCGAGCTTCATTATTTTTACAAGCCAGAGTCTATTACTGTCTCATCTGACGGGACTAGCTGGCTTGGCACTAATGCAGAAAACGCTCTGCTTTATGGATGTTTGGTAGAGGCATACACTTTCTTGAAAGGTGACGCTGATTTAATGCAAATGTATGCATCAAGATATGCAGAGGCGTTAGAGGATCTAAAAGCTTTGGGTGAGGGTTACAACACTACTGATAGCTACAGGTCTGGTGCTGTAAGGGCGGCGAGATAACTGTGTTAATAGAAGCTCCAGAAGTTTCCGTTGGTGAGGTTTTTGTTGTTACAACCGAGAATGGCGGTCATGCGCCAGAGTTTTGGGCGCAAACAATAGCTGACAGAATTGTAAGCGTTGGTGGTAATTGCCATCCTGCTATTGCTCAACAGGCTGAAGCGTTTAAAGAAGCGGTTAGAGCTACGGCTTTGCATTACATTAAGGAAGCAATTAAGAGCGATAGGACTACCCTTACCGCTGAATTTGAACGTCAAGGCCATAAAGATATGGCTGATATAATTAGGAGGCTATAATGGCTATTAGCACTG